TAGCTGGGTTTCTGGATTACCTAAACCCAGAGGCATGGGCGTTGGAAGTAGTTGACAAATTAAACCCAGATTTACAAGGTTCTTACAGTATGGATCCCGAGCAAAGAGCGCAGGAAATAAAAGAGGAGATGCTTAGAAAAGCCGCACAAAAACCCCAATAAAAAAGCCCCCTTTAAGGGGGCTCTTGAAAGACCTATAAGCAGGTCATCACTGAGGAACAGTCGAGGTATACACGCTCGACTCCACAAGACCGGCAGGCTGAAGAGCCAGATCGTCGCGCTTGGGCGCTTCGTCGGGCACAAGCCAGCAGACCTCACAGATACCCAGTGCTTTGTTCTTGCCAGACAGTTTGTTGGCTTGAGCGCGGGGATCGTACACACCAGAACCGAGACCCAGGCCGGAACCAGGGACGGTAGCGGTGCTGTACAGACGGTACTTAGTGTCCGAAGTAACCACGTGCATGTTTGCGCTGTTCCAGGCGTTGCTGGAAGCAAACGTGCCGTTTTCGATGCGGCTGCTGGAACCAACAATGTTGGCGAAGAAACCGCTGGGGCTCGGAGCGGTGGTCAGACCCGAAGACAGGGCAGGACCCACGCCGAGACCGGGGGCAGCCTGGGCGCCAGCGATACCGCTGGTGATCACATCGCCGCCATCGAGGCGAACAGACACGCGGTACACATAAGCGCCGGAGGGCACGGTGATACCGTCAGTGATGTCGGCCCGGATATCCTTGTGGAAATCAGGCGAAGGAATGATCACATCGCCAGCCTTGAAGGGCTGGTTGGTGCTGTTCTGACCGGAAGCCCAAGGCTGGGTGTAGTAATCCAGTTGGTTGTTGCTGGAGCTGGCCTGATAAGACAGGTCAACATAGCCAACAGCCTGCTGGGCGACCCAACCGGGACGGAACACCACGCCGACAGGACCGCCGATAGGCTGGTTGCTGTAGGTCTCGGTGGTGCCGTTTTCGTTCTGGAAGCTGAAGCTGCTGGTGGAGTGCCAGTAGCGCAGAACGTTGGTGTAGTTTCCAGGGTAGATCTTGGAAACTGCAATCTGCTGAGGATTAATTGCCATCGTTAGTTACCTCCTTATCAGGCGTTAAAGGAGTAAGCGATGGTGGCGAAATCAGCGTTCAGAAGTTCGAAACCTGCGTACAGGCTCCAAATCATCATGATGAAACGGCTGAAGTCGTCATTGTTGTTCAGCAGCACCTGAGCGTTGTTGCCGCCGATACCGACGCCTACGCTCTGGGGACCGAAGAACATACCGATAGCGGTTTCGTACGAAGACGAGGTGCCGCCAATGGTAGCGGTAGCGCTTTGCGAAGGCATGTTGGTGGATTCGAAGAATCGCACGCCCTCAAAAACGAAACCGGTGGGCATGATCGGCTCACCAGCCACAAAGGTGGCTTGACCGAAGCCCTGACCCATGTACAGAGCAGCGTTGGGCTGCATCGAGGACATGAGGGGGTTGATTTGACCGTTGCCGGGATAACGAGCAACTTCACGGAAGTCGCTGTTCTGGCGCAGGTGCATCAGGAAGGTAGGATCGCAAACGCAGCGATAGAAACCATCCTGGTAGGTAGGAACGTTACGCTTACGCAGGCTCTTCACCACGCGCAGCAGGTCGTCCTTAACGTCGAACTTAGCTTGCTCGGCGTTGCTGTAGGTCAGAGCGCCAACAGCAAGATCACCGGGGTAGTAGTAACCACCCTGGGAGTCAGAAGCCTGACCCTTAGAAACAGCTTTCAGGAGTTCATTGATGAACACCCGGTCACGCCAACGACGGTAGTCGTCGAGCAGAGTCAGCGAACCAATCGACTGGTGGAAGGCAGTCAGGTTGCCGGTGTCCAGCAGAAGACGCTGCGCGGTGATCAGAGTCTCGCGAGCAATCTTAAAGGTGCTGGGCTGTGTGGGATCAGTCGGGTCTGCAGGACCGGTGTACTCGCGGAGAGTCACGAGCACTTTGTCCTTCACAATGTTGCGGCTGTTGGCAGTACCAATGGTCTGCTCAGCAGTACGCTCACGGGATTCCTTGCTGCCGGGGTTACCCCAGAAGCGATAACGATCAAGCTGGACGGTCTGGCCGGGTTGTTTGCTACCTGTAATGCTTTAATAAGCACCGAGAGGCTCTTTATCCTCACGTAACATCAACTTAAGGGCGTTGATGAGTAGACTATATCATCACCCACAGCGGGGTTTTCCCCTGTTTGGGTGCTCCGCACTCGTGTCACCTTATCGGCTTCTACAACAAAATTGTTGCGTTCAGCCTCGCTCCATTTTGACTTTCCTCGGTTAGTTCGAGTGTCATAACGAAGGTCAAATTTGTATTGCATAGCTTTACACCCGTAAGGCTTAAGTGCTTCTACAAAATGCCTAGCGTTTGTCCCATTAGCGCGAAGATTCCATAAATTTGGACTCTTTTTAGCAGAGGGCACGCGAGGAGTTAAAGAAGCTCCTGTAAGACTTTCTATCCAATCTGATACCGTTAAAGCAGTATCATAAGGGACGTATAAAGCCAGCTCTACAATGCGTTCCCTAATATAGGGTTCTCCTGTCTGCGTGGATTCACCACGCTTTCTCAGGTGTAAGCTTCCGTCGTCCATGTAGAGAACGGCGAGTCCTTCTAAACCGATATCCCTGAGGAAAGTAGCTGTAAAAACTTTTTTCCCCTGAGGATACAGTTCCCTATAAATAGGTAGTAACAGCTCGTTCTGATTGGACCACCATTGACAGGAAGGAAAAGTTCCGGTCTGGCAATCAGACTCGCGATCCTTTATGGGTTGTTTAATACCCAGAATTCGGTTTAAGCGCCCCACTTTCCAGCGAAGGAACTCAAACTGTTTTCTTGAGTGAGCGATGTGGAGACTAGGGTAAGTAGTCACCTGCCGTAAATGGCCATCACCCAAACAAACTCCTTTTAAAAAGGAGCGATCGCTACGAGAGAGCATTTGAGCAGTGTTAGTCGTTGAACCTTCCAACCATTTCTGATTGGCTTGGCTGCTGATTGGCCTCCCTTTCGGGTCCGGCGTTCCAGCAATTCACGGAGTTTAACCTAAAGGCTTTCACCTAAAGGGACTCTAGACTTATGAGTCCAAGTCGTGCACCACAACCGGCTCTGCAGCCATCTCTACAACGTACGCGGGATGCGGACGGTAGAGCTCTGCACCGAGCAGCTTCGGAAAATCATTGTCGACGAACAAAGCGCCAACCTCCGAAGAACTACATACGTAGTTTACCTATAAAAACTACGATAGAAACTAGAGGTTGTCGCATTTATAGCGTTAAACAGATTTTTGGTTGCTTGAGTTGACAGTAGGACTAAAGACTCTAACCATACTCCGCACTCCTTCAGGAGCTTGGTAGTAAACGCTGCCATAGTTGTAAGCGTATCGAGTCGATTTTCCCCGGTAAACAAAACGTAATGCTGTAGACATCAGGCCGGGAGTTTCGCTACGAACGGTCTCGGTAAATGTCTGACAGTAGACAGGAGGTTGGTACCTCCACTGAGATCGATCCGCTGTCCCCTGAGAACCGAGAACGTTAATTAAGAGGCTTCCTTCGTAACTCCTATGAGTTACCCCTCCTCCAGTTCTTCCTTCCGCAGAAGTATTACTTGCTGGTGTGTCGTAAGGCGTGTACGCCTGGTTTGAAGGAGCGATGCCGTTGTAGTACCTATAAGTACCGGCATTACGTATGCCAAACTCAGGCCCCGTGGAAGTAACGACCTTTGCGTTAGCAATTGTGGTTGTATATAAACTTCTATATCCGGTGTATGCGCTTAGAGAACCGCTAGGGAGGTAGTCGTTGTTTTCGTAGTCAACCCAATATCCTGATACGGCTTGGGGTACCTGTCTCCACGCGGTTGTCGTGTACACCCCGCTGTCAGGGGGGCCAGGAGTGATAATGCCGTAATCGGCACCGGTATCCTGTATCCCTGAACTTACAACAATATAAGTAGGGTGAACAGGACCACTTTGAATGCGGTGATATCCATCATCATATTTATAATTACTTAGAGGCGCGTAAACCACGAGGGCACCTTAACAGATACCCTCAGTATAAGTTTTATTAAAAATCAGCTCGCTTCTACAGTCCCAGAGGGCTCAACCTTGGCGTTTAGGGTCTGCATGTCGTTGCTAATACTCGTCATGTCCTGAACATAGGCGGCCTTAAGTTCTTCGAGCTCTTTTTTAAGACGTTCGATCTCTGTGTTGTTAGACCCAGAGCCACCGCCGTTAGAAGCGTATCGACGACCGAGAGAATTAGGCATGATGAGGACTGATTAAGTTGATGTTGTCAGTTTACTTGCTCTTTGAAAATTTTTGAGCCTTAGCCTTAGCTCGGTGGATACGCTCAGGGAGATCGCCTTTGGTTTTTTCTTCGTACTCCTTTACTTTGCCTTTTGAGATCTCGCCACGCTCAGCCATCGCATAAAACTTACGTCGTTGAGCTTCGGATTTGAAAGGCACTAGATTAACTTCAACCCTTCTTGAATATTAACAAGTCCACTCCCAGAAAAATGCCCAAAGGAACTTAAATCAATTTTAGGGGAAGCTATCGAGCGCCATAATTTATACATATTTTCAAAACGTATATCGTCTATAAAAAGCCAACGGGTTTTATTTGGTAACTCTTTAGCACTTAGATAACCCAGAAGCGTTTCTTCAAACGAACCATCCTTAGGTCCGTCCAACATAATAAAATCCGCGCACTCAAACAAATTAAGATATTTTGTAAAGATAGAAAAATCAGAGAGATCCTCAAGTAACTGTGTTAAACGCTTTGACTCAAAATCGTCCTCAGTTAAGACCGTCCAATCAAACTCCTGCCACCCTGTGATGTCAAAAGTGTAAACACGAGAATTTTTTGGGCTATTGTCCACCATCACTCGGGACGAACAACCTCGGTACGTCCCAATATCAAGCATAATCTCGGGATTGATAATCGAGATTAAACCAGATAAAAGTCGGTAGTGATCTCCCGGAAAAGCGTTAGCAAACTCAAAATCCGGGTGTATCTCGTTAAAAGCCGCATACTTCAAGGCGTCGAGAACCGTGGAGTAGTCGGAAAAAGCCTGTGCTGCCGGATCGTCGTCTACCGAACAGAAAAAACCAGAAATAATGTGACGCGCATTCATAAAGAAAAACTCCGCCCGTTATGAGCGGAGTCCCCATCACCTACTACTAAAGGATACCTCAGCTTGCATCCATAAACAGGAGCTTGCTGCGGAAAGCTTCAGGATTCATCTGAGACAGGTAGCGCCAAGCTTGCTCGGGACTACGGTTCATGGTCTCAGAGAAACCCTCCCACTGAAGCTCAGTGTTCGTGGGGGCATTCTGAATAGCGCCAGCAGGTACAGCAGGCATTTGATCGTAACGAGGCTCGTAGCCGTAACCGTTATCCTCCAGGTAGGAAGAA